GTAGATTTGTAAAAATAATTATTTTTTGGAGTGCTGAAAAACTTTTATTTTTTAACATTTACCCCGGACACTTTTTTATCATCTAAATATTTTAAGAGTTCATTTTGACTTTGCAATAATACTTTGACTAACTCCATCAATTCACTTTGTACTCTCACATGATCTTCACATTCTTTACATTTGAAATAATCCTTAAACCACAACTTAATCCAATACATTTATACTTATCTATATTATTATTATTTATGCAAAATAACAATTAAATCTGCCATTCTCAATCGTAGCTACTTTGAGGAGTTCAAGGTAGACACGGAGAGTGTAAGTATCGTCATCAAGTCCAGTAGTTTTATAAACTAAATCCATACCCTTATTATTTACACGCTCACCCTTGTTAGGGCGGATCGCCGTCCATCTAAACAATTCACTAACACCATCATCATTAGATGACTGAATATGACCCTCCATAGTTTCATCAGTTATCGAACTTACAGCATCTCTCTTAACATATTCATCATGAGTAATCATAGGAACTTGTCCTTCGGCTTGCTGTGTGGTGTGGAACAGTAATGCAGAGTTAGTCCTATCAGTATTAAACTCAAATCTATCATTATATAAGAGATTGGTAGATAGAGCCATATCACCAAAAGCAGTAGTACCCAAGAGAAGAGTGTTGGGAACAAAGTTAGCATTATTAGATAATGCATAAAATACTTTAGACACAAGGCGACCATTACCTCCAATCGGGAATGTAAGGTTGGAGAAATCTCCAACTCCACCACCACCAGCAACAACACCCGTGCGTTTAGCAAGGCGATAATCCACATACTGGAAAGTCAGTTTGGGGTTTTGTTTAGCATATTTCTCCATGACATCACCATCATAAGTAATACTATCATAAATTAATTTACATTCTTCACGATTAACATCAAAAGTTAAATTGGTGTCGTCGCCTTGAGCTACACACAATCTCGCATTTTGGTTAGCAACCCCCAATAGAGAGGTAGACGGATCAGTAAAGGTTAAATCAATATGAACCTCTTCATCAAGCATAAACATAGGGAGCTGATTAAAGCGTAAGAACGGGAATAGGTCACTCAAATAAACCGAATAAACTGGGGCTTCACTAATAGATTGAGCGGATGTGCCGTCGTGATGCATCCATGGTAAAAGCTCAAAAGCACCAGCTCCACCAGCAACGGGAACAACGGGATTGCGTCCAACATCAAGACCAATCTTTTTAGCAGAGTTAGGAGGTTTATCAACAACATCTGCCGTACGGTCATCATAAACGGGCATATGGGCGATGCAACGCTGGGATAAATACTGTTCTCTTTCTTTGTTATCTTCATTAGAAATGAAGAGAGACTGATACGAATGGAAATTTGCGTAATCCTCAACAGAGCAAACTTTTTGATTACCGATAGTAAGTTGGGCGGACTGGATGAGTTGAGAAATACCAACATTCAACGGGTAGTATCCAGTCTCAACACCAGCTTTAGGAATAGCAGCAAGAGTGATTTTAGAATTGGAATGGAGAAATCCAGCAACACGAGATAAAGTAAATCTTACTCTACGCTGGGAGAATGTTACGGGATCAATCACATCCGTATGCAACATTTGTCCGTAGGTGGACGGAATAGCTCCAATTTTAATAAGGTCGGGAATGCGACTTTCAGTAGCGGAGGCATCTTTAGTATCATCCATTTTTATATAATCTAATATATAAAAAAACAAATAAAATAAATTTAAAAAATATAATACATAGAAAACATTACATAACAACTTGCACTCCATCATCACCCGACCAAGCAACAACAACCTTGGATTTAATGAATAGGTAAGCCGAGATAGGATTGCCGTCAACGAGTCCGTTTTTCATTTGAATACTGAACTGGGAAGATGAGAAATCAACACCTTCACTATCAAGCATATCATAAAGGACACCAACACCATAAACAGCACCAGCATCGGGGACATAGCGATAACCAGTAAGAGCGTTTTGATTACCCGTGTAATTACGACTTGTAGTACATGGCGAGGCGGAGGTTCGGGTATGAACTTGTTCGGGAATAATAGCACCAAGGAAGGTTTTAATTACTTGTGGATCAACAACAGTCGTTGCATTAGTAGTCGTATCATAAACACTCGCAACCTCAAAAGCTGACGGAAAGCGTTCACCATTTTTTAGGAATGAAATGGTTTCGAGGTTCGCAACACCACCATCACCAGTACCAGCAGCATTCGGTTTTAAGGTAGGCATATAAGTTAAAAATCCATCTTGACTTAAATTATTAATGAAATTGGACGGGACAAAATTGACGAATGATGCAAGAACCTTTGACAGTCCAAGATTAAAATTGATGATTGAGTTAGTGCTTTCAAGTGTGGAGAAATAAGAAGTAATAGAGTTAAAATCAAGAACACCTTTATCGGCGGATTTAACACCAGTCTCAACCTCACATGTTACTTCAAGTCCACTTAATTCATAGAAAGCATTTGAGATATTCGTCGTCGTTGCATCACTCGAATAGAAAAACTGACTATCGGGGGCAAGGTGAATCTCAATTTCTAAAGGAACTTTATCAAGTGGTAGTTTATCTACGCCAAGAGTAAGCCCAGCGGGTAACGGAATACAAAAGACCGAGCTACGAGTGCTACGAATAACATTATCACGGTATGCTTGGTAATTAGGCATAATCAAAGCAGACTTGGAAAGGTGACCCGCTACATCTTGCATACCCGCCATAACGGGCATATAGGAACTCATGAAGCGTCCATAATGTCTAATATGTTCTATAACTTGTTTAGTTTCAGCATGACGGAAAACTAACTGATCTATAGCCGAGTAAATACCGAGTTTATGAGAACCAAGTAATTCTACAGCTCTTGCTGGGCCAGCAGCTTGGGGATGCTCCGTACCAGCAGCATTAGACCATACATCAAGATTACCCGATAAACGGATAGATGATAAATCAAGTGAAGCATCTTGACGACCAAGTGTTACCGTAATGATTGGATTACCACGGGCGAAGCTGACTTTGCCCGAACTGGGGACATTATTTGGCAATATGGATCTGTAGGATTTAGCTGACATTTTATATAATAGTAAATATATAAAAAATATGAAATAATAAATTAAAAAAGATACATAGAAAATGTTGATTATTTAGAGACCTACTGTAACACTATCACCTTTAATGGAAATACGGCGAATGTGGAAGAGATAGCAGAATAACAGTTTATCATGTTTCGGTGGGCGATCAACACCAGCCTCCGTCGTCTCATTATATAATAGTTGGAGCTGATTGGATTTGTTATTGAGATTTGCAACACCATCATTTAATGCATAAGCCCGACCAATTAGATAATTACGATTGTAATCAGTAAAAGACCTTGGAACAACCCCAGCTTGGTTAAGTGCTTTCTCAAGTTCAATAAGAGGCTGTGCCGCTATACTTTTACCACCATTAATTTTAGATACAACAATAGGGCGAGATGGAACAAGTTTATCATCAACTACCATTTGGTAAGATGTAAGTTGGTCTATAATCCCAACTTGACCCGAGCGGATACTATGAAGGCGTCCATCCATAAGGGTTGTCTCTTCTTCATATGCTTTATTTGACCCAGCCATTAAATCTGCAACCGAGAAGGTATTAGCATCAGTAGGCATGATAATCATAGATTTTGCCCGTGTATTAGAAACTGCTAAATTGATTGTAGCATTACGATTTGTTTTTAGGAGTGAATGTTTGTAATTGGTAACACTTGGAATATCTATCTCAATAGACCCTCCATCTCTCATACGCTTCATCATACCAGCCTCATACTGTGGGTCAAGACCGACTTGCTGACATACAATTTCACAGTTAGATATTTCAGTAGTGGCTGGGTATGAAGTTTGAGCTGCAACAAGAACAGCATCGGGATCATCGACTTCTCGTCTATCAGTATCTATGGCTGCGTCAAATACAATAAAGTTATTGGAAGTTGCAGCAATACCCGTACCAGCATTACTGTTTTGGAACTGTTCGCATGTAATCTTGACTAATCCGCTACCATCAAGTTCTATGTTTTGAATCAAGGGATATCCTTGTGCCCCACCTTGGGATGTAACAGTTAAGGCACATTCATTTAACGGGTTAGTTTTACTACAAAAACCTACGCGACCACCTTTGACAAATCCACAATTAGCAACGCTAATCATATTGTTTTGTTTGCCTAAAAAGAATTCAGTACGGTTAATACCATTATCAATAATTAATGCTCCACCACCAACATCTACACCATGGAAGAGGGGGTTTTGCTGCATACGGCGATGACGGTTAACACTATCAAGCTGTTTAAGATATCTTGCGGG